GTTTGTTGTTTGTCTTTTACTGGCTTTTAGTTAAATCCTTTACCCGTTGATTGGTCTTTGACCACACATCTAAATCGAGCTTTACTGTTTCCGTACGATGTTTTCAACTTCTTTGTCACTTCAAAACCCATATCAAAAATAGTCTCGTTTACTGATTAATCGTTAAAATCTTTACTTTGGCTTTCAGACAAAAAACAAACCAAAAATTTCTTTTCCAATTTCACAAAATCTGTCAGACCACGACCACTAATATTGGTACGCGCGTAGAATGGTTCTCACCGTTCGAAACATATGATAAATTCATGCAGTCCCTCCGCTCCGACAAAGGACGACACTGTATGAATGTTTCAGAAAATTCATCGTTGTGTAGGGTCCCTCCAGCTTCTGCTGACACCCACATTATAGTGAACTCATCATTCACTTCAACTTTGCATCTATGATTCATCAATGTCTAGACTACGCTAACGTTAAAATGTTACACTTCTCAGGTTAAAGTCCGGAGGCTTCGCTTTAGAAGTTCTATTGCTATAGGTACCACGCCCGAATAATACTGGCCCCAAACCGCACAGATACAACCAAAATGACGACCCGATTTGCCACCCCAGCCTCCCCTACCGAGACCACTATGCCAGTTCAGTTGTACACTCACGTATCTGAATGCGAGCTCATGCTCCTCAACACTAAGCCCGCTCCGCCACCCAAACTTGGCCGAGCTTGTGTATCACACCTCCAGGCTGGCGACTCGCCAGCGACAGGTGCAGCCTCTCAAGCTTTCAGCTTGATGCTACAGTATGTTCTCAGGAACATCCCCGAATCCGTTATGGAGGAATGGGGTTCCAAACTTGGTGAGTACATTGGTGAGTTCATCGAGAACATCACCTTCCTCATCATTGGTATCCAGAAGGCGCAAGACTTCGACGACATTTTTCGCACTGTTGTCGCTGTCACGCGTTTTTTCACCAAGAAAGGGTTTGGGAGCACCCTGATGGACATTATGGACCATTTCACAACCGAGTCGGAGGCCCAATCTTTCGACTTCAACGACATCCGATCCATGCTGGATAATTATTCAGCTGTCAGGACATCGCCCATTGTTATCAAGGTTCACCGACTTTGTAGCATGGCCTTGTCGTCGTGCATTCTTGAGGCTTGCGGCATCACCGCGAAACTCACCAACATCAGTGCGGTCTATGGGGAAGCCACGAAACAGTTTCTGGCCGAAACAGACTTTGTCACTGGCCTCATCGACCTTGTATCATTCATGGTCGAGAGATTGGCCCAATGTTGGCACCTCAAGTCCTTCAGCCCCCTCTTCCACTCGTCGAAATCGTATGGTAAGTGGGCAGTCAAGGCGGCCGAGCTCATTGAGCAGAGCCAACTTCTGCACAACCCGGAGGCGAATGGATTCACTTTCCAC